CCTTCCCCCCCCCCCCCCCCTTCCCCTTTTTTTCTCCTCCCCCTCCCCCCCCCCCCCGCCGCCATTAGCCGTGGTCACGGCTGTGGCGGTGGAAGATGCGCCAACAGCACTTTTTTTCTTCACGTTCATTTCCAACGTGATGGGCTTAACCTTATTGCCCTTGATTGTGTTGTTGAAGGCTTCTGCATAGTTCTCGGCAGTGCTTTTGCCAAACTTTTTCGCATCGTCGACAAACTCGGTGAAACTGTCCTTGTAAGCATTGAAGAGTGCGCCAACTCCGTTGGTTATCTTGTCGGTATCGAGCGTCAGGACACCTTCAAGAACCGTCCCCCAGGCCTTGGCCATTCGCCCAATTGCCTTAAAGCCGTCGATGACGACATTGAAGCCCAGCTTAACGCCGTCCCACAGCAATTTGAAGTGAAACTTAAGCGTCTCAATTTCCGCGCGGAAAGCTGTGGATTCGTTGTATAGGTTGATGAAGTAGTTGATAATCTTCACAGTGTAATCTATAATCGAGGAGAGGGCATTGAGAGCGAACACTTTCGCTTTCATCGTGATTTCTTCAAATCCCTGGTCACCGATGCCGAAAAACTTCGACATTTTTTCATTAAGTTCTGTTTGCGCGTTTATCTCCTCTTGTTGCAGCTTGCCGAACTCACCCGTCACGGCCTTCACGTCCTCCATCTTGGTGGTCATGTCGGCCAGGCTCTCAATCATCTTCAATCCCCCTGCTGCACCTTGGCGACCAAACACGTCCTTGAGTACACTTCCCACCTCCTGACTGTCCTTGGGTATCTTCTTCAACGCTTCGGCCACCTCGCGCACGGCATCGAACGTACCTTTAGCCCCACTGCGCAACTCTGACTGCAGCTTCTTGCTGTTGATGCCAATGGCATCAAGCGATGCTGCCGTTGTCTTCTCCATCTCGCGTATTTTCTTCGATGCCATCTGTATGAGCGACATGCCACCCTCGGAGAATATGCCGCTGCGCGTCTGCGCGATGATGGCCACCAGTTCCGAAGCTCCTATGCCTGCATCGTTGAACGCCGGCCCATACTGGCTAATCATCGAGAGCATGTTGCCACCTAGGTCAGCTCCGGCGGTGAAGCCGTCTTCCACAATCTTCATGGCCTCTTGCGCAGATATTCCGTACTGAGACATGAGTGCGTCTACACCGCCCAACACGTCCTTGTAGTCTTTGCCGAAGGTGTCGGCAATGGCCTGTATGTGCGAGCGTACGCTTACCAGTTCGTCGCCCGCCAGTCCCGTGAACTCGCGTGTCAGGCGTTGCGCCTCTTCAATCTCCGAGTTGTAGTTGTACCACCATTTCGCGCCCTCTATCACTGCGGAGAGGGCAGCCACACCTGCCGTTATCATGCCCATCGCCTTGGTCCAGTTGGCCGAGATGGACGTGAAGAGCGAACCGAACTTCGAGGATATGCCGCCCGTTTGCTCGCCCGTGGTGCTTGCCAAGCGCGAGGCGTCGGCCCGTAGTTCTGCCATGCGCCCATTGACGTTGCGCAGTTGCGAGGCCAGCTGTTCGTATTCTTTGGGGCTGGTGGCCTTCGAGGTATTGTTCAGCTCGGTTTGCAGCTCGCGCGCATGCTTGCGCAGCTGTGCCATGGTCATGGCCGATATGTCCATGCCTTGGCGCATTCCCCGCAGCTGGCGTTCGTTCTCCTTTATTTGGGCGTTGTATTTCTGCATTTCGCCCCGCAGCCGCTGATACTCCTCGGTATCTTTCTTTCCGGCGGCCTCCAACTCAAGCATCGCATTCTGCCGTGCCTTCATCTCCTTGCGCAGGTCGGCTGTTGCACGCTCCAACTGTCGCATTTGCTGCTGCGCCTCGGCCGTCTTGACATCGATGACGAGGGCAATGTGGTCTTCCTTTATCTTGCTCATATTTCGTTAGGTAATATGCGGTTATTAATGGCATCTTCCATCTTTTGTCGCCAAACTTTGCGCACTTCATCTGTGAATCCTGCTTGGATGTCAGGAAACGTATCATGATACAGCACGCCCCACACTACGCGGTTGTATAGCGCGATATTGGCGTGTTTTTTCTTGGCCATACGGCTATTGGCCGTGCGGTATTGCATATCGAGAAAGCGCATGTAAGACAAGAGGCGCATGCGAACGGAGGTGCGTCCCTCGGACGTGTCGACCATGAACTCGGGGTGAGACACGGCTGCGCGGAGCGTTCCGGTGCGCACTTGCAGATGCCGGTTCACAACCTCGGCCTGCTTCTTGTGGATGATGCGGAGGTCGCGCCGAAGCATTTCCGACACGAAGTCTTGGCGCAAATATTGTTCTGTTACCATAAGGGCAAAGATAGGCCATATCCAACAAGGGGTAAAGGACAAAAAGTCTTGTTTTATATGAAAATAATTGTCAGAAAACTTGCACATAACCAAAAGATTATGTACCTTTGTATTGTGATAAGAAAACAAGTGGTAACTAAAACTTTAAACAATGAATGAAGAAATGTTAGAACGGCTGATAAGCCAAAAAGAGAAAGAAATCAGAGATTTGCAAAAATTCGCAAAATGGCTCGGAAACGAGCACATGGAAAAGCAAATCGATTTAAGGCTCGAAGATTTAAAAAAGCTCTACGAACAGAGAAAGAAGTAAAAAACAAAGCTCTCCCCCCCCCACGAGGGGAGAGCCTAAAAAGAAAAGGAAATGGAAAAATACGAAGATTTGTTGAAAGAGTTTGAAGCCCTGCTCGGCAAGGACGACGAACGGAGCGAGCGGCGCAAAGACGAAATCGTGGCGTGGATGGAGGCCAACGGCGATGAGGGGGCGAAGCGTGCATGCGAAGAGATGATAATGCGCAACCTCGGCCGCATCGACGGCGACATTGCCACCATCCGCCAACAGCTGGGCAACCGCTACGACATCTTGCCGATGGCCTACATTGCCGAGCATTACTTCGGCAAGAGCAGGGCGTGGCTTTACCAACGCATCAACGGCCACAAGGTGCGCGGCAAGGTATACACGCTGAACGAGGAGCAAAAACGAACGTTCAACGAAGCCTGCCAAGACTTGGCCAAGGAAATAGGCTCGTTCAGGTTGGCATGACATTTCTGCACTGCTTGTTCATCTTATCACACCCCGCCCGGAGCATGAGCCTGCCCCGGGCTTTTTCGTGCCTTGCAGCGCGCGTGAGGCAGGGCCTTGTCGGGTGGTTTGTATAAACGAGCCTGAAGATACTAGCATTCAATGCGTTATGCGACGACGGCGAACACGCCCCACGCCTTGGCAAGGGGGCAAGCGAAAAGGCCGCGCGTCTCGCAACGGGCGGCCTTGGTGATAATGTATAATGTTCAACGTTGCATGTCCTTAATTTCTACCTCAATGGCGCGGAACAGCTCCATCACCACTTGCGGCACCATGGAGTTGCCCAGGGCGGCTATGGCGTTTTTTCTCCATCCTCGGAAAGGAAGGGTAAGACCAGGTATTCCAGAGGAAAGCCCATCATCTCCGTCACAAACAGCGGCGACAGTTGGGAAGTTCCGCCACCAACCTTGTGGGCAATCTGTTCGGCCAAATTCTCTTTTGGCCGGTTGTGGTTCTTCAGTGCCTGCATGGTCAGACCGGCGCGAAATCCATCCTTGCTCATGGGAGAAAGCAGCAGGCCGTTGACCGCCAAAGCCGTCAGCCCACGCCCCATCTGACTGTCGGGATTGTAGGTCCGCGTCCAGTTCGTTCCCTCCGCAGCGTTGGGCGTCGGCAGCAGAGAATGGAAGTGCAGGAAGTCCATCAGCCCGTTGGGGCGGCTCTCGCCGTTGACCCTGCTGCCCATCGTTTTCCCTCCTTTCTCTTTTAGTTGGGTTATTCGCTTCGTGTGCGATATTTCCACCGAGAGAGGTGTAGGCAGAAGGTTCAGGGGCATGAACAGTTGCCTGCCGTTTTCGCACACTTTCAACCCCTGCGTTACAGGTGTGGGCAGAATAGTGGCCGTCGCGCCGTTGGGCGATGAACCACACGCGGTATCGGCGATGGGGCGCGCCGACACCGCAAGCCGGAATAACGACCGGCTGGACGGCATATCCCGCCTTTTCGAGGTCTTCGCACACGAGGTCGGCGACGTATCTTTGCTCGGTGCGGTAAACATCGTTACCCTCACCGAAGAGAGTGGGCGGACCGTCCACATTAGCCGTACGGCCGGGTTGTACCATCGAGAGGATTCCATCAACGTTTTCAGCAATGACGAAAGCGGGCTGTACCTGCCCGATGACTCGAAACATTTCAGGCCAGAGGTAACGGTCGTCTGCCGTTCCCTTCCTTCTCCCGGCTGCGGAGAATGGCTGGCAGGGAAAGCCTCCCGTAAGTACGTCGACGCGGCCGCGCCATTCTTCAAAGTTGGTTGTCTTGATGTCTTCATAGGAAACGCTATTAGGGTACCAATATTGCAAGATTGTTCGGCAGAAGTCGTTTATTTCGCAATGGAAGAGATTTCTCCACCCCATCCATGTGGCGGCCAATTCGGGCGCGCCAATGCCGCTGAAGAGCGATGCATGTGTTATGGTACGTGCCATTCATGTTGGTTTTTGGTATTTCTTGGTGCAAAGGTAAGGCATTAGGAATTGGTAGTAAAGGACATCGCGCCCTCGCAGGCGCGATGTCATACGTACGGTTAAGTGTGGTTACACTTTTTCCTTAAACATCCAGCGGAACGAGATGCCTTGCGAGCCGGGGCGGTTGCAGAGGTGGAATCCCGCGCGGGCGAGGGCGTGTGCCACCTGCTCGGCCGATACGGCAAGCGAGGGGTTTATCTGCTGCATGCCGGCCATCACCTCGGCGGTGGTGAAGAAGTGGGTGGTTTCTTCGGGCATGGCGGCGGGGCTGAAGGTGTGCATCAGCGCATCGATGTAGGGCTGCACGTCGACGGCGGTTGTTTCTTTATTCTCTTGTTTCATGATTTCTGTCAGTTTGGTGATTGGTTGAATTTCTGCGAAGGCGGAGATGCTAATCTTCGTCGCTCGCTGGCAGGTCGGGCAGCACGCGCTTGTCGTCGGCATACATGTCGATGGCGGCAACGGCCAGGATGTGTTCTTTTATTTCGCTGGCGATGTCGAGCAGTTCCAGGCTCCGTTCGGGCGTGAGCGTCTCTGCGGGGCCGCGCCCCAACTGGATGAGCGCACGCATGATGCCGTCGAGCCCGCGCAGGTAGAAGTGGGATGCGCGTTTCAGGTCTTCGAGGTGGCCCAGTGTGCCGGCGGTGAGCGTCACGGCACGGTTGCCCAGTTCGAAGGCCACGCTTTGGTTGGATTGCATGTTCATGGTTAGTACCTCCATTTCTTTGTTGCGAGTTGTTCGGTCACGAGGGGGAACACCACGAGGTCGGTCTTAACGTACAGGTACCACTCTGCGTCCTTATCCTCGATGATGCCGAATGCGCGGCGTGTGGTTGGCATGTGGCGGCACATTTCGAGGGGGTTGAAATCGGCCACGTATTCGCACTGGCAGGCATAGTCGTAGAGGGTCTGCAAAACGTATAGCGGGTTCACCAGGTTCTTGTATTCGCCACAATAGGCGTGCAGCTCGGCCATCACCCGGCTCATGGGGACACGACAGTCCAGGTTGCCGGAAAGGGGGTGCAAGAAGTGGGCGGCGAACACTTGCAGCAGGGCTATCTCGTCGCGAAACCAATACCTGGGGCTTTCGTCGGCATCCTTGCTGGCCACATGTGCGTATCTGGCCTTGCTTTGCAGTTGGTTGGCCACGATGGCGAAAACCTCGGGGTCGGTCTTAACATAGATGTACCACTCTTCTTTCTTCCTCTCTATCGGGCCGCGGTTCCAGTGGGTGCAGGGCTTGCGGCCTCCTTTGTCTATGGGGTTGAAGTCGGCGATGTACTCGCATTGCTGGGCAAAGCGGTAGAGTGCCGCGTTGATGTTCCGAGCGGCTTCCATGCTGCCGTAGCTGCCCATGTAGCGGTGCATGTTCTCCACCGCCTTCTCGTACTTGATGTAGCGGTTGAAGTTGCCCGAGAGCGGGTGCAGGAAGTGGGCTGCCCACACGTCGGCCAGTGCCACTTCTTCGCGTGTGTTGAAGCACATGCTCAATGTTGCGTCTTTTTTCATAGCGTTCCTCCTTTCTCTGCGGGGGTGATGCACTTGATGCCGTGGGCATCGGGGATGATGATTGTTTTCATAACTATAGAATTTTGCATAAAGAAACTGCGCTACGTGTTGCAAAGCCTCTATAGCAGGACTCCTGGGGCGTTTCCGCACACCAGACACGGCGCAGTTATACAGTTTACCTTAAAAGGGGTGGATACAAAAACGGCCAGCTATTGAGCTGGCGGCATCTGTACCGCTATAGATGTTTTGCATGGCAAAGTTACGAATAATATTTGTAACGGCAAAGTGAAGGGGCGGGAAAATGTTTGCCATCTTGTTTTTTTACCAGCCATCCTTTGCTTTTGCCGATAAAATGGTAAGCCCCTCACCTTTATAGGGGGTGAGGGGCAGTTGCGCCCGTAGGCTAGCGGGCGACTTTTGTCAATAAGGCCAATGAGCGGCCTTGCCTAAATGTTCTCGGCTGCTCGGCGGATACGTGCAGAAAGGTCGAAGAGCGCATTGCGCATCTGTTCCGTCTCTTGAGGGGTGAACCCTCCAATTCCGCCGTTGCCGTCTATCCCATCCATTTTGTGGTAGAACCATGAGGATGACTTCTGAAAGTAGGTGTTTGCAAACTCGCGCCAGGATACGGCCAAAAGCACGTCTTGCATCTTTCTCTTCATATCTGTAACCATTGCAGGGGCTGTGATTGTTGTTTCCATATCGTTTGAATTTAGTGTTTATTTACCTCTCCCCTTTTCGGGGAGAGGTTTGGTCTTATCCGCCTGGCTGTCTAATCATCTTATCAAATTCTTCTTGTAAGTCCCAAAGGAGTCGCGGGTATCCGTTTGGATAAGAGCGGTTGTAATTCCTAATTTTTTCGAGAAGTTCCCTTTCTTCGGGGGTAACCTCCATCATTTCTTTTTCTTGTTTCATAATCTCATTGTTTTTATTGACAATACAAAGGTACTACAAATTTTCGTAGTACGCAAGTTTTCACCCACTTCTTTTGTGTAATAGTACCACTTTTAACACTTAAAAGTTTGGCTTTGCATCGGTTACTTTGGCCCTGTTATTTTATTCAACCCAAGCGAACCCCCGTTCAATAAGGTCAGCAAGGAAATGTGTAGGGTTGTCGGTGCGCACAAGGTAGCCTTCCAGCTCTTCGAGGCGGTGGGCGAAACGCTGCATGTATTCGGTGTCCGTGCCTTCGTAGTCGAAACGGCTGCCTGCATGTAGTTGGTGAAGCAACTTACCGGGACCTTGAGACCCAGCGCGAAGCCCCGGCCCGCGCCCCTTCAGTCTGTATTTTGTTTTTGTCATGCTGCTAGTTTTTTTGTTCTTATCTTAAAGTATAATTTTTCGCTTTCAGTAAGGAAGGGAATGCCTTGGAGGTTCGTTCCAGCCTGCACCGCGCCTTGTTTTGCGAAAGCAATCATCTTGGCAAGGAAGTGAATCCAGGCTGACATCTTTGTGAAGTTCGTTGAGCCGCCGTGCTGGCGGAACTCTACCGTACGGTGACGGGCATAAGCCTCGAGGTTAATCTTGTGGTATCGGTTGTTTTGGAAGGCTGCCCGAAGTTGACCGATGTTGGCAGCCCTATTGATGGACGCTTCGGTTATTGCTGAGAGCCCTTTGCAGTAGCGGTTGTTTCGGCGGCTGCGCGGCATGAAGTTGTCGATGACGCCTTCCAACCGCTTGTACGTTATAATCAGGTTTTTCCAAGTTTGGAGGTCGAACTCGGCAGCCTCCATGTGAACGTGAAGCCCGCAACTGTCGTTCACCTTGACGTCACAAAGGTCGAGAACCCAGCATACTTTTTCCAACTCCTCGAGTCCGCTTTCACCATGAAGAATGGGGCTAACCAGCTCGAAGGTATTGTTGCCCGAGAGGCTGCTGTCGGTCACCAGTTTCCAATGGTCGGCGTGGTCGGTGTGGTTGTAGCCCTCCACCTGCACCCTAATCCCTGCTGCGTTGAGTTCGCGCGCCAGCCGTTCACGTGTGCAGTTGTAGGCTTCTATTTCAACCCCGAAGTTGCGGTTGAAAGTGTAGTCTATCTGTGGTGCGATGGTGGTGGAAGCCTGTGCTGCCACGTTGGCCACACCTTGCATCATGCGCTTGTATACATTCTGCACAAAACCGTAATTACCGTTGGCAACCAGGTCTGCTACCTGTCTGCGCGTCAATCCAAGCGCAAGCAGCTTTTGAATCTTTGATGTTTTGGTTCCGTTCTCCCTGAGGATGTTTTGAATTTGCTCGTTCATATTTGCTGTTTTTTATTGTTCTTTATTGTACTGCTAAGGTAACACTATAAAAGAACTACAGCAAGTTATAAAGCGTTTGTTTTCAGCGCGTTAGCTTAGTTTATCATTTCCCCAAAGAGATAGTCAAGATGCTCTATTTGTGTCGTACCTAATAAAAAACAATTATCCTATTCCCTCTTCAACCATTTTATCTACAAACTTAATTTCCTTATCCAAAGCAGATACTATAGTTGTCAGGATGTCAATCCCTACACTGTACTTACCTTTTTCAATACGTGCGATATGACTTTGTTGTAGCCCACACTTATCGGCAAGTTGCCTTTGCGTCCATCCTTTTTCATTTCGGATGGCAGCAATCTTCTTTCCTATATTCTTTCTGTTCTCTATCTTATCCATTTTATACGTTTTCTGCAAGTGTAAAATCTCTGTCTTCAAATAAGGCGGCTAAACCTGATAGTTGCTTGTAACGCAGGAGCTCATCGGCGTCCATGCCGATTTCCTTCATAATCCAAGCGTCACTCATTCCTGATTTCTTCAACTCTCCGACGATGTTCATCATAAGTTCAATGGAGTGTTGCCCGCGTGCGCGGTTGTGGCGGATGGTCGACGCCATGCGATTGCTGACGTCTTTGTCTATCACAACGACAGGCAGCTTCCCGCCCTCGCGTTCGTAGATATCTTTGTGCGTGAGCATCACGGTGTAGCGGTGGTAACCATCCACTATCTCGTACTTTCCGTTGGGCAGTTTGTAGCACACGATAGGCATCGTATATCCATCCTCCTTGATACTTTCGTACAGTAACCTCATTTCGGGAGGTGCAACAGCATTCGGGTTGTAACTGTTGGCCTGTATCTCTTCTATTGGGACGGCCATAACGTTATAAACTGGTGATTTCATAAATCCTTATATTTTTCTTGTATCGCCTTTCTTCTTTCCATTTCGTATTTTGTAAGCGAAAAGCCCATGTACTTACAAAGGTGATCGTTTTTGATGATACATATACACATACGCTTATACGTCGGGATATCCTTGAAGTTCTTGCCCTCGTAGTCTTCTTGATACTCCATACGGACAGGTTTCTTTGTTGTCTTATAGTTTGTTGAGTCGCCTACATCAACCCTAACCCCGGCTGTGCGGAGCCTTGTAATGGTTTCTTCATCAAGGACACCTCCACGCTCTCGCCAAAACTTAACACTGGTGGCCAACTTGTCAAGATAATTTTGCTTCGTCTCTGTCGGCAGAGTGTCAAGTAAGAAATACATATATTGCTCCCATGTGAAGTGCGGTGGCTTGGTAATTTTTTTCCACCCCATAGCCGTCGTGCCTCCATAGAGTCCTGCAAAATTCACTCCATTAACACGCCCAACAAACCGCCCCCACGTGTCTGGCTCTATCACCTGATAAAGGCGTAAGGCTTCCATGCCTTCGGTTAAAAAAGGTGAAGCCACACGCTGTTTATGCAATGGAACACCTGCATAATAGAATAAATCGTAGAGTTTGTTGTAATCCCAATCATTCTTTGCGTTTGCCGTCCATACATCTTCAACAGTCCAATCATGAATGGGATAAGCCGAAACACAGTTCTTGGCTGTATTAGTCCAATGGTAACCATTCCAAGTTTTGCAGTTTCTCTCACTATGGACTGCGCGCCATCGATTAATACTTTCGCCAGTTCTTATACCGACAAGACAACAGGCATTGCCATGTCTCTCTGCAATCCATTCTCCGAACTCGTATTGAAAATCATAATCCCACATTTTTTCAGTAAAGAAAGGGAAATCTATATCCGTCATCGCATTGCCGGGAATATCCTTTACCCAAAGCTCACGTTTGCTTGCCTCGTATGGCCGCCAATAAGACTGGAACATGCTCGTACTCGTCGTTACCTTAAATGGCACGCACACGTGATAAATATCCGCCACATTCTTAAATTTGTCAAGCGTCCGTGCGACATAATCGGTCGTCAAGGCGTATTGAGCCTCGTAGTCCATGTGGAAAATGCCAAATCGCGCGTTGCGCTCTTTTGCTACCATGGCACACAGCTCTAGTAAGACACCACTGTCTTTACCTCCGCTGAAAGACACGTATACATATTTGAACTTGTCAAATATAATATGGAGCCTTTTAATTGTTGCTTCAAATACTGTCATGCCATTCTTAAATCATTCTCCGAATCTCTATCAACATAATATTTTCCCTCATTGGTATAACAACAGACTTTTTTGTTTTCAATGAGAGCGACAAGAGGGAAAGAGCGGCTTGTTCTATCAAAAGCCAGTATCCGTACACTTTTCCCACTTTTGGTGCAGACCTTCGCACCTTCCTTGGCCTGTTTTAAATTAAATTTCTTCATAAAGCATCTTTAATTTCTTTTATTGATTTCTTTTTAAAATATTCCGTCATGGAAATTTTCTTCTTAATGTTGGTGTCTATCAGATTCTCAAGACCCACATTCCCCGTTAAGTCGAAATACACGCAATCAGACTGTTGTCCTGTTCTATACGTTCGACGTGTTGCCTGCACGCGTAGAGCGTAGTCCCACACTTTATCGAAGAAAATCATATACTTGTAGCGTTGAAGATTTAACCCGAAGGCTTCCTTCTGATAAGAGAGAACCTTGGCATCCTTGTATCGCGACTCGCATTTACTACGGCTTATCACATACTTACAAAATATTATCGTTTCCCGTTCAGGTATGCTGGTAAAAAGAACGTCTATCTTTGTAAATTTGTCCAGGGTACAGCAATATGCATGCTGCATCTTTTGCGTCATTTCAAGGAAGATGTTATTATTTCTATACTCCAACATTTCATTATCTAAAAAACGCTCTTTTATTTCATCATAAAGTACCTTCTCCGCTTCGCCTACTTGATACGTTAGGTTGTTGTATAGTTGGGTGACGTTCAGTTTCAGGTCGCATTTATAGACATAATGCTCTATAAGGCTATGCAGATAGTCTATATTCTCATAGCCGTTAATGAATTCACGTATGATACTCTTTCTTCCGCATCGCTTTGTGATAGTTGTATAATCACAAAACGTATCTTTGAACTTACAATAGTCCATGTTAAGGATGCGGTGGTGCAAGAATTCCATCTGGGACCATAAGTCAAGTAAATTTTTGCTTAGAGGAGTTCCATTTAAAATCAGCTTATATTCAGCTAGTTTGGAAATGCACAGAAGCCTTTTTGTTCTTTTTGCCTCCATGTTTTTTATTTTTAGACTCTCGTCCATAACGATAAACGGTGTACGGCTTTCACTTATCAGACTATGAACCTCTAGATAAACCCTGTCCGACAAGCCAATACTCTCTACCCCGAAGTAATGTACATTTTCTAGACCTCCCCAACTCTCAATTTCCTTTATTAAAGTTCCGATTGTACGTAGAGGAGCTATCCACACGATGCAATCGCATGGGGACGCATTAACAATCTCCATGGCGACACGGGTTTTACCCGTTCCTGCATCCATGAAGATTGCCCCCACCTTCCAATTTAAAAGGTGTTTAATGCATTTTATTTGCCCTTGTAGAAGTTCTCGATCTTTCATCTTGCCAATTCTTCAATAAAGTTGTCATCCTTAGTCTCGACTTTGGCTGGCTTATGGTGACTAACCTCGTATGTTGGTAACATTCTACGATTTTCATCAAACCACCGCTTCTTTTTAACGCTATACTGCAGCTTTTTCTTAGGTAATATCCAGGCTGCAATCCAATAGGCGTCACTTTTCTGAACTTCAAAGTCCTGTCCAAACAAACAAGACTTTGGTAGAACATCTTCACTGCCGTCATAAGCACGAACTTTAAGAGCCTTTTCCGATATGGAAACAACACTCTCTAACCTAACAGAATAGCATAATGTTTTCATAGACGTATAAAACTAACGAATCTGTCTGCATCTATACATGCAAACGTACTATGGTCCACACCTAGGAATATGTATGTGTAGCTTCCATCCTCTCGCAATAATAGTAGTTTCTTTCTACAATCTTCCAGCTGTGCTGGTGTCATAAACGACTCCCAATACTCAGCACGGTTCATGTTGCCATTTTTGTTTGGAAAACAATCTTCCTTTAAATTGCGATAATATTCCAACTCGCTTACAACTTCGCCTACGAAAAAATTGTCTGTCATATCCTGTCCAGCATATCCAAAACAAATAGTTTGGATACGTTTCCCTTTTAAGCTTTTCGCTTTATCAAGCGTTAACAACTCCGTTTGGCCTTTTTTAGCCAATAATCTCATTTCGTTTAATGTTTTCATTTTCTCTTGCCGCTTATAGGTTGCCGCCCTATTCTAATTACAATGCAAAGTTACAAAAACACCTGCAATATACCAAATATTACATCAAATATTTTCCACTACAGTTATTTAATTTATTCTCCACAGCCCAGTGAAAGTGTTTCATAGTCAAAGACAACAGAGGCCGACGCATCACTGCATCGACCTCCCAACTAAATGCTAAACAATCTTACTAACTGAAACAATGAAAACAAATGTATATGAAGAGGAGTAAGGGAGTCAAGGAGTAAGTAGTTTGGAGTTAAGCCAAATGCACAGTAGGCGTTATCCGTTTTTCCACCCTTTCACTTTTTCACCTTTTAATCTGCCAACCGAATATATCGCATGTAGGTGAGCCGCGTGTGTGGGTTTCGCCCCACGGCCTGCATCTTCACTGCCTTGCATCCCCAACGGAAGAAGAGGAAACGGCGGGGTATGCGATGCACAACGATGTCGAGCGTGTCGCGCGCATGTATCTCGCCTATGAAACTGTCTGCGCGAAGGCAGCCGGCGAACGACAGCCAGGGGTCGCGATACGAGAGGCAGGGCAGCGTGTCGGTGCGCCCAGGTGCAATTTTGACTACGCTGTCGCGCACCATGGTGCGTACCACGGTCTGCGTGCGGTAGGCCGTGCGGGCCAGTTCTTGCAATCGGCGGTTGCGTATGCCCAGCGAGCGTGCCACGAGCAAGAGCGAGTCGCCCTGTCGCGACAGCTCGCCCACCCTTAGCGTCAGAGCCTCGATGGCCATGGCGTTGCGCCCATCTTTGGTCACCCTGCGTTCCATGCGCGCCTGTTCCCCGCGCAGCAGCAGGGCTTGGTTCTGCCGCAGTCGGCTGTTCTCGCTTTTCAGTTGGCATACCCAGCTTATGGCCGATGCCAGCGCAAGCATGTGACCTGCAAGCAGCACGGCCACCATCACATTACTTATCCGCATATCCTGTTCACCATCTTAATCAGTCCAACCATCTGTGCGAAGTATCCCGGAGCGGTGGCGTATCGGCTGCCGTGTCCGTCGCAGATGCGGCGGGCAAACTCGATGGCATCCTTACGATAAGGCCAGGCATCGGCATAACCAGGTTTCTGCAACAGACGCGTGTGTTCTTCGAGACACTCTTCCAGCGAGTCGAAGTCTTTGAAAAGTCGATAGACAGTGTAATACCAGCGGTTGCCAGTCTTACACTTGGCCACCGAAACGATACGTTCTGGTGCCGCGAACTGCCTGTTTGGCGTATTGAAATACTCGTGGGTGAGAACCAGCACCGTGCGGCCTTTCCATGCAGAACCGCGCGTGATGCCGAAGAGGTTGAACTGCCCCACACGACTCTTTCCCCATCCGCTTTCAAGGATGGCTTGCGCCGTAACGAATTCTGGCGCGATGTCGGTGGCCTTCTTGGCCGCTTGGTAAATCTCGCGTGCGAAATCAATCTGTTGTTGTGTAGCCATGATTGTCGGAGTTTATTGGGGTTCGGAGGTATATTCGCCGCGGTCGTTGAAGTCTTTTAGCCGTTTAACGAACGAGGGGGGCAGTATGGGATAGATGGCTTGGATGTTCTCCACGCACGAGAAGGCCTCGCGCACCATCATGAACACGCACAGGTAAGTGCCTATCCATTGCGTTGCTCCCACCACGCTGCCTTGCACGGTGTAGTTGGAGAGAACGTTGGAGAGGATGAGCAGTACGATGTAGATGGCAATTTTCTTGCCGAATTTCGAGAAGAACGAGCCGCTCGAGGCATCCTTGTGCATCAAGTGCTTCACTATGCCCAGCACTGTGTCTACGGCCACAAGTATGGCTATCCACTTGGCGAATTCCCAATCCTGGTACAGGTATCGGGCGATGTCTGCCACAATGGAAAGCGGCAGCGATGTGATGGCTATCATTGGTAGTTTCTTCATGTTGTTTCGGGTATTGATGTGTTGCAAAGTTACGCCTTTATCCCTGCCGTTCAAAGGACCGTTTCAGGGCGTGCGTCCCCAGCGCGTCAGGAGCTGTTGCATTGAGCATCAGCGTCCATCCCGAGGCTTTGAGTTCGGTGGCCACGAAAGGCACAATCTCGGCATGTTCCAGCGACGAGCGCGAGAGCCACGTGAGGCGGCCGCGTTCGGCATCGGCCATCATCCAGGCATGCACGGCGGTGAGCAATTGCAGCGTACGGTTCGACACGATGACGCGTTCCAACGCATCGGCATGGTCGGTATGCTTCATGGCCACGGTAACGGCCAGCCGCTGGGTGCACTGGTAAGAGCGTCGGCCGTCGTCGGCAAGTTCGAACTCGCCGTAATCGGCAAAGAGGAAACAACCCGTAAGCGTGTCCACAAGTTGTTTCAGCTCGTCGAACGTCTGGCCGTACACGTAATGGTCTATCTTCGGCACGCGTCCGTCGCCTTCGATGGCATCGATGGCATCGAGCATTTGGGCATATTCTTCAAACTGGCTCTTGCCCAAGGTGGCCATTGCGCGAACTCCCCGCTTGTTGGGGAACTGGGCGAAGTAAAGGAAAAGGTCGGCAATCATTTTTTTCAAGAGTTAAGGAGTTAAGCCAAATGCCTAGACAGGCCAGTCCGACAGGTCCGAGAAGTCTGACGAGCCTGCCGGCCTACTGGAACGAGGAGTCCGAGGATCACGATTTCACACAATCTCCTTTATCGTTCCTATCGGGAGTCCCGTTTCTGTGCTTATCTTGGCCGCATCGTAATCCATGCCGTGCAGCGTGCGCACCGCCTCTATCGTCTTTTTGCGCAAGATGCGCAGGTAGGTAATCACGTTTATCTGTTCCACGGCAGCGGCATCGCCCAACCCGTCGGCCGACAGGTCGTATAGCGCATCGGCTGCATCGGTAGTGATGGGGTGCGCGGGCTTCTCCACAAACTGGGTGAGCAGGCCGAATTCCGTTCGGGTGAAGAGGTATGTGTTCAGGGCTTGGAAGTTCAGTGCAATGGCCGCCAGCAGGGCGTGGGGCAACGAGGCGAAGGCCGCGGCCAAAGCGTGCGCCCTTTCAGAGTTGTATGAGCCTGGGAAGTAGAGGATGGCGGCCAGCAACGGCAGTGCGTCGCCATTGGCGGCCAGCAAGGTGCGCGCCTCGATGTATTGCAGGGCTGTGAGCGAGCAGGTAAGGCTTCCGTAGGCCGTATTCACCGTGTAGCCCGCATACTCGTGGCCCTGCACCGTAACCTTCGGTATCAGCTGTGCGCAAAAGCAGAGGTCGAGGGCGTAGCGATAGTTCATGGTGCGCAGCTTGCGCGCTATTGGCAGTTGCAGGTGGAAGGGGTCGGTGTGCAGGCACAAACGCCGTTCGGCCTTTGGCAGGTGCGCCAGTATGGCGTTGTTGTCGGGGTATTCGATGCGGAAGATGAATGTGAGCCGTTCGGCTATGCATACCAGGTTGGCGATGGCATCCTCATTGCGCAGCCGCCGCCAGTCGCAGCCCAGCGCGTCGCAGGCGAAGCGCACGCCTACTTCGCCTGGCGACAGCCGCCCCGCCTGCATCTCGGCCAAGTGAGCCGTGAGACGCACGAACAGCCCCTCGGACAGTTGTTCCCACGCATTGGGTATGCTTAGGCGCGTGTCGCGGCATGTCAGTTCCAGGCAGTCTTTCATGGGGCCATCACGATTAGGTCGTCGGGAGCGTTGTAGTGCGAAAGCGAGCAGGCATCGGCCGTGCGCTCGTCCAGCAATAAGTCCGCATCGGCCAGCAACTTGTCCGCCTCGTATTCAAGCGATGCTGCCAGCTTTACGGCGTTGTCGTTTTCGGCCTGCGCTTGCCGCGCCGCCTTGTTGTCGGCAAAGAGGTTGCGTATCGTTGGCGGAAACTCCAGCATGTCGAACCGCCTGAGGGCCTTGGCCACCGTCAGCTTGGCCAGTGCCAAGAGCAGCATCGGGCGCAGCTTTTCCCTACCCTCGGCACGCTCGAAGTAAGGCGCGAGCCGTTCGTCAAGGCATTCCCTTTGCAGCGGCACGGTGCGGAAGAAGAAGAGGTACGACAGGTCGATGGGGTAGATGGCGTCGAACTCCTCGGCCTGCCTTATCGGGCATTCTTCGAGCAGGCGGCCATAGCGTGCGGTTCGCCACAGCTGTGCGGGCGAGCCTTCGGCCTGTTGCCCCGCCATGAGCAGCTGTATGAGGTTGTCCATGGCGGCAAAGTAATTTTCCATATATGCGCGCTGCATGCCTTCTATCTCGTACTTATATACGTCTGTCCCCGCCTTGCGGCGTGCAATGGCGTCGAACACCAGTTGGGCGGCCAGCGTGCGGTTGGCCAAGGCAGCCCTTAGCACATCGAGCAATTCGGTCTGACTGCTTTTAACGATGGCCGCAAACACATTGGGCGAAATAACAGCTTCGATGTTCTTCTGTGCCGAGCGCGCCGAGGGCAGGTAGTCGGCCAAGGCCTTGCTGGCATCTACGCCCGGAGCGTATTCCATGAAGGTGGCCAGGTTTGGGAAAAGTTGTTGTATCGTGTTCATGATTGTTGGTTGTTAAGTCGGTCCTTGGGTGCCACGTCTTCTTGCCGCTGTGGCACCTCGCGGTAGAAGCCCATGCGCAGTCCGCCGGCATAAAGTTGTGGAAAGTTCACCTGCAAGGCCCAGTTGAGCGGCTCGCTACATATCTCGTCTTCGGGCGTGAGCCCCATAATATATATAAGGTAATTGTAGTAGGCGTCGCTGCCCGACTTGCTGATTACGCCCTCTTTGTCGATGGCCGATATGGAGGCATCCAGCCCCACGCTTGCCAGCAAGGCCTGTTCGGCGCGTTTGTCGTAGGCGATTAGGGCTTCGATGTATTCCTTGTATTTCAGGTCGATGGTCTCTATCTTCCACTGCTGCTCGTGGCCTTGTGCATCGCTGAACGAGAACGAGGAGTAGGCCTTGCCCTGGTTTCCCTCGCCGCTGAGGTAAGCGGCAAACTTGCGCAGCTCTTCGCGTATGTATTGCACCAGCAAACTCTCGCGCATCTCGGTTCCGATGTCCAGTCCGTTGTAGCTTATCAGGTCCAGTTTCTTGGCCTTTCGCGTCTTGTTCTCCTCGCACAGCCGCTGCATCTGGTTGCGCTTGCTTTCCACCCATGCATTGGGGATGATGATGTGCACCTTGGCGGCGAGCGAATTGCGCAAGAAGGAGTTGATGTACACGGGCGTCTTGTTGCTGCCCTGGATGTAAGGGCGCGAGCCTTGGTGTGTCTCGTTCGCGCCATAGAACTCGTCTATCGACGTTTCCCTGTGATGTGATACGGCGGCAAACTGGTAGTTGTCCACTTCCGAGAGGCTGAACCTCGGGTATATCTTATACGAGCCGATGCCGTATGCCCATCGGCCCACGGCCACGTGGCGCAGGTCGGCATAGGTTATCAGTTCGCGCGCCAGGTCTTGCCGCGTGGTAGCCAGCCGGCATTGGGTGTTCTCCATCACTTCGAGCCCAGCCACGGGCATAAGGCCCAGGCGGTGGCCGCGCGCCATGCGCCACTTCACGAAGAAGTCGCCGAAGTAATAGTAATTGATGATGCAGGCCTTGCAGAACTCCTGCACGCTGGGCAAGTCCTTGGCCTGCCACGAGTTGAACCACGCCTGCACCTCGGGTTCTTCAACGTATTCGCGGCGCAGCTTGCCCTCGTGCATCACGTTGCGGTAGGGCATGGGGCCGTGGCCGTAGAGCATCTTGGCCTGCTTGCGGTATAGGCGCGGCAGTATGCGGTTGCGTTTAATCTCTCGCGCCACGTCTTCGCACAGCGCGTTGTTGCGCCCCCGTGCGCACACCTGGTAGCCGCTCACGCCCAGCCACACCTTGTCGTTGTAGGGCAGTTCCGCCCCTTCGGGTGCGCCGATGGCAGCGGGGGCGAACAGCTGCTCGCCTTCGCCCACTTGGAAGGAGAACGTATTGCCGTCGGCCACGTAGAGTCCGGCATTGCCGTAAAGCTCGAAGTTTTCTGTCATAACCAGTTTGTCTTGTGAAGTTTATATCCGTCGTTGGGAAAGGCCATGTAGCGCACCAGTATGCAGTAGCACATCTTGGGGTTACCATCGGCATCGGTGAAGAGCAGGTAGTTTTCGGCGGCCGCGGCAAAGCGTTCATCGGGCAGTTGCGTACGCCACTTGCACCGCTCCTTCACCACCAGCCTCGCCCCCGCTTCGCCGCGGCTGCGACTGTATGGGAAGAAGCACAGCGTGAAGTGCCCCTCGGGCAGCTTGCTAACCTCCCTTGCCCATTGCAGTGCATCGATGCCGCGCATCTCGAAACTTGTGTCCATGCTGCAAAAGTAACGTACGATCGCGCGTGCGCAAAGGACTAGTCCCACCCCTCCCCCTCAGATTTCCGATTTTTTTAAGGGGGTGCACCGAAAAAGGCAAACTCAGCGGTGCGTGGTGTTTTCTCGTGTTCGCCATTTCGGATTTTCATTTTGTGCGGCGCAACATGCTTGAAACACAACGTGTTAAGTTTTGCAGCCATGTAAAAAATGCTCGATATTGACCTGCTTAGCAAAACTTTTGTTTGCTCCGCGCACACTTATTAGCTCCAAATTGGCCCCTTTACGATACAGAAAAAGCGTTAAGCCGCCTTTATACCCTTTCGTAAGTATAACTTTGGTTTAACGCTTCGCATGGTTCGCCATCAAATGGCGGTGTTATCTGGTAAATCGGTTGGGAATGTGCTTAAATCGCTTTTGGCGATGTCGCCATAGAGGCCATAAAGCAAGTATATCATGGCACTGGGCAGCTGCGTTGTCAGTCCTGCCTGCCGTTTCAGCGGTTCTTTCTTCTCCGAACTCTTGTCCAGCTCTATCGAGTTGCCCTTTTTCACTAGCGGGCTAATCAATATTGCGCTGCACAGGTTCTTGCACTCGTTCTCGCAGATGCGCACGCGGGGCAAGAAGTTGCGCTGCTCACCGAAGAGCATCAGGCACAGCTTGAACTGCTGCCAATGGTAGATGGTGGCCGCGCCCTCGTTGTGCAGTATCACCGAAAACCCATAGCCTTCTAGGGCGGCTTTCAGTGCACGGCTGTCGGTGGTAATCTGTTCCAGTTCTTCGCGCCGCTTGTTGCCCGCGCGGTCGGGATAAAGGTGTACCACCCTGTCCTGTGCATCAGCCCCGAAGAACTGGTAGAACTGTTGCGCCAAACTCTCTTGCTCCTCGGGGTAGTATGCCCAAAACTCCTTGATGATGTCGAACTGCCGGCCGTAGTCTTTCTTCTGCCCCACAACCATTGAGGAGAACGCCCCAGGGTCGTAGCCCACGTATAGTGGTTCACGGCGGTCGTAATGGCGCAGGTAACGGGCGGTGAGGGTGAACTTGTCTTTGAGGTCGTGGCCAAGGATGGCGTCGTAAACATAGCTGTCCTTGAACTGATGCCTTGCTTTATCGTAGGCGGCGAAAAACTTATTGGTCACCTCCTTATGCCGCACGCCGCAGATGGCGGTGAGGAACTCGTCCATGTCGAGCGTGTCGAGCTGGGTCTTGAAGAACTTCGACCCCAGGATGTCTTTGTTGCGGAAGCTCGATGCGCGGATATAGTACACGGCATTGCGCCGCATGTCGGCCAGCCGCGGCCGCCACCGCGCCAGGAAGGCTGCCAGCTGCTGCTGTTCCAGCCTTATGCGCTCCATGGCCACGGGGTTCTTCGTTTCGCGCATTTCACGGTTAAGCACGAACTGCCTGTACATCGACTTGTTCACGGCCAACGACACGGATGCAATCTCCTCAATCAGTTCGCGGCTCATGCCCTGCTCATAGTCCTCAAACCAGTCGTCCTCGCCCAGGTCCACGCGCGCCGTGTCGCTCACGCCGGTAACACCTTCGTAGTATGCCGACTTGCGTATCTCGGCCGAGCCGCCGCGCAGCGAGGGGAACAGGCGCGACTTAAGCTTCTCGCCCGAATTGTGTTTCATCTCCTCGATGAAGGCATGCACGGCGTTTCGTCCGGCCACACTCTCGGGCTGGTCGCTGCTCACCAGTTGCAGGTGCGCGCCGTTGCGGAATATCACCGAGTGTTTGGCATACGACACGGGATAGCGCGGCAGGCGGAAATGCGAGGGCAGTCGCGTTTCGCCAACGACATAGTCCACGCCATATTCCAGCATGGCGCGCTGGTGGCCGTTAACGATTACGGGGCGCGAGAAGTAGGCTTGTATGTTCGGCCACACGTTGGTCATCAACGCCACATACGTCTTATGCACGAGGAACGACAGTTCGCCCGGCATGTCGTTGGCTACGCGTATCAGCCGCGGCCCCATCACGCCCTCGGTCTTGCCCGTGGCGCGCCCCCATTCCGCATACAGCATGTTGGGGTCGATGATGCTGGCTAACATTTGCACGCCGTTCATGTAATAGAGTTCAAACTCTGCGGAGAGGTTATCGTTTTGTTCAATCATTGTCTATCTCCCGTATTATTTCGGCATCCTCTATATCGGCATCACGCAAGAGACGCTTTTTCTCTGCCTTTTCCAATGGCAAGCTCTCTATAAGATTAAGGTAGAATCCGCGATTATGTTTGGCAGCAATCTCCTTAAGGCTACGTTTGGCAAAGCCCATCTCCTCGGCCGTTATCTCGGGCGAGAGAATGAAGGTCACGCCCAAACCCCTATCCGCTTCGGCCACCTCCGATGCACGCCGGCGACACTCCAAGGCAGCATCGTAGCAGGCCTTTTGTGACTTGTAATCACGCTGGACGGCACATATCTTGGCCAAGTCCTCGTATTTATTAGCGAAATTATTTTCCCAAACCTTTATAGGCACATTGCAGTCGACATTGAAATAGTTTATCGCCTGATATATCCGTGACATGCACGTACGCTCTTCTATTCTCTCGCCCTGCTCGGCATTGATACGTATCCGAAGTTTTCGCGCAGCTCGGGTGATATTTCGCTCATACTCGTATATCTCGGCAGCCCATTGTAGTTGTTTCAAAAACAATTGTATGTCAACAGGAATTCCTTCGCCTTTCCCGCCTGTAAGGAATGCCGATATGAGGTCGGGATGTATCGCGTCCAATCTGTCAATTTTGCTCTTCATATTCCAAACAATTCGTTGCGCAAGTCTTTCTCAACACGCTCATTTTTACGAGCCTCCAACAGTTTGATGGACTCGATGTCTCCATCCTCCGCCTTCTTGGCCAACTCAGCATCGATGTTATATTCGCCAAGTGCTTTGCCTTGCTTATAGGCTTCATAATAGGTGTCACCACTTATTCCCATTCGCAAGAGAAACTCGACACGTTTGTTTCCCCTTAGTCCCAGTAGTTTACAGATGCGCTCTGGGGTGTAGCCTAACGCCCCGAATGTGCGTACCTGTGATACATACTCTTCCGACAGGGCGTAGCCTGATTTTGAAATTTCATCCTGCATTTCCTATGATGTTGGCAGTTTCTTCTGAACTCAAAAGAATCCCATCCCGTTCCAATCGTATAGTGGACTGAGGAAACATCGTTTTGAACCTCAGAACCGAAGCGGCCACATACTTAGGGTCAATTTCCATGGCATAACCGACTCTGTCGGTCTGTTGACATGCCATTATCGTTGAACCCGATCCCGAGAAAAAGTCGACAACAATTTCTCCATTCCTTGTGCTGTTACAAATAGGATAAGCCATTAATGCCACAGGTTTCATCGTCGGATGGATGCGGTTTGCACGTGGTTTGTCAAATCTCCATACCGTTGTCTGCTTCCGGTTAGAATTCCAATGGTGCGCAGCACCGAGTTTCCACCCATACAGGCAGGGCTCATGCTGCCATTGGTAGTCTTGCCGCCCCATGACCAACGTATCTTTCACCCAAATGCAGCACTGGGCAATCTTAAAGTTCGCCTCACGAATGGCCCTGCGGAAATTCTCACCTTCCGAATCGGCATGAAAAACGTAGAATGAGCCGCCCGGCTTTAGTATTGCATACATGTTCTCGAATACCGACTTGAGGAATTGTGCGAACAAGTCGTTTTCCATCGAGTCGTTTTCGATCTTCATTTTATCTTCAGTACCCCCTTCGTATGACACATTATATGGAGGATCGGTCAGGATCATGTCCGCGCAGCGGCCTCCCATAAGGGTTACCACATCTTTCTTCGAGCGACAATCACCGCACAGCAATCTGTTCTCGCCAAGGATGAAGAGGTCGCCTGGCTTGGCGAAGCACTTGTCGTCGGCCATGTCCGCATCGACTAGGACTTCGTCTTCCTTAATTTCTGCCACTTCTTTTTCTTCTCCGAAAAGATTGTCTGCATCCACCTTGAATTCGTGCTTTTTCACTTCGTATCCAAGGTTGAACAGTTCTAGTGTATCACCGCCTATCTTGTATTTTTCAAACAAAATAGTGTCTGGATTCTTTTGTGCAAATTCGGAATTATAGGCGGCTATTTCTTCCACCGCCTCACGCCTGTCGGCGGCTTGTATTTCCTCATAAGGAATCTCGGGTATTTCAAAACCAAATTTACGCAGGGCTGTCAAGGCCTTTTTCCTCTGATGCGCATCGATAATCCACAGTTTACCATTCTCGTCTTTCCATACTTTGAACGAATACTTGAACCCGCGCGTTATTATCAGCATCTGTAGCTTTGAGAGTTTGTCGGAATCTGATTTTTTAAAGTCTTCTTGAAGCTCATTAAACGCATCCAAGGGTGCGGTTGGAAGACCGCCGAGGTTAAATACTTCTATTGTTTTCATGCCATTATTTGCTGTTTTGTTCCATAATCATTTTGAATAGACGTTCACGGTCTTTATGCCGCTCCAAATTTGCTTTATCAGCGGTTCGGCGGTCCTTGCGGTCCGTGCGCTTAAGGTAAGACTTATAACGCTTGATGTTGTCGAGCGTGTTTTTGTGAAGTCGCAGGAATTCGGCAGGGTCTTGCCTGAATAGTTTCAGCAGGCGGGCCGCTTCGGAGCGTTCGGCCAAAAGCGGATGGCGGTTAAGGAAGCGGCCCGTGTCGTTGAACGCTTGCAGCTCGGCGAATGCCTGGTTGTTGCGTATGCGCGTTTCGGCCATCTTTGCCACGGCCTGCGGCGTGGGTGCGGTGTCGAGCAGCTGGTCGAGCCGTCTCATCTCGCGCCAGGTGTTGATGCGGTCGTTGTAAAGGATGGTGGCCGCCTGCACGTCGGCATCGGCCAGGTTCTGCCAATCAATCTGCGGATATTCCTGCTCCTTTTGCAGGGCTACTTTTTTTTTGCATCGGGGGCTGTAGGCGTTTTGTCCTGCGGCAGGTTCGGGCTTTCTGTGGGTTGCCCGCTTTGGTTCTCAGTGTCTGCAACGGGCAGTAGGCCGTCTGTTTGGGTAGGAAGAGCCTCGCCTTCCTGTTCGGCGTCATTGTCAGCGGCAGGTGGCTCAGTTGCGCCCCCGTCGGTGGTTTGCCCGCCTTCGCCTTCGGCCAGGGGTTGGCCTGCATCACCATCGGGCGGAGTGCCGCCTTCTGTTTCGAGGTTTGTGTTGGGTGTACCTCCATCATCGTTGTTTTTCCTATCCGCCTTTTCCAAGCGGTTGTCGATAATTTCGTCGGCGGTGGCGTGGTCGAGCAGGGCAAAGAGAATGTCGTCGGCATTGCGTTCGGGGCTGAACATGAACCGCGCCATGTCGGGGTGCTGGGGGCATCGTTGGGCGAGCAATTCGAGGTCGGCTGCGGCAGAGTCGCTACAACGCAGCGCATTGAACATGGCCAGTTTGTTTTTCACTTCTTGCATGTGTTACAGTTTTTGTTGGTTAGGAAGGAAGGGGCGGGCGATGCGGTGGCCACCCGCCCCATCTCGGATTAAGCGGTACGCGACACTTCAACGAGCGTGTTGGCGTCGAGCACGCGGAAGGTGATGGCCGCCCCTTCTTTGGCTGTCCATGTGGCGGCATCCTCCAGCACAAACACGAGGCTGTCGGCGATGGTGGCAGGCTTGTCGGTGCCAGCTCCCAGCAGGGTGATGTATCGTCCCTTGTCGGCTGCAGTAAGTCCCGAAACCTTGTCAATAACTGCGCCTGCGGTGGTACCGTTGGCGACGGTGTAGCTGTTGGCCGTGGGTTTGACGGCGATGGTTTTGGCATCCGGCGCAATGGGTTGCGCTGCTGCCATGGCGGGGTTACCAGCATACTTCAGCGGCAGGTCTACCGAGGGCCGCTTGAAGGTGAGGGTGGTGTAACGGCCGTCCTTGTCGTCCTTGGTTTCTGTGGAATTGAGGATGAGCGGACGCTCCAATTCGCCTACGATGTACCACTGCGGATTCTTGACATGTTTAAACAATAGCACGAACTTGCCGCCCGAGTATTGCTCGATAAAATTATACAGCACGTCACGCGCGCCACCCATAATCATGGTGAAGACGTTTTCGCCGGTTGTGGTGATGTCGCCTTTCTCGGTGGTGGCGGTGAATGTGGGGATGTCGTGCGCCTCGAAGTAGTGGGGCACTTGCCCCGGTAGCAGCGGCAGGGGCGACACTTCGCGCTGGCCGTTGGGCTGTGGAAAAGGTTTAGTTCGGTCTATCTGCTCCACTGAGATGAGATATACGATGTAGGAGATGTCGGAGCCGTGGGTATCCTTGTCGCTCACGTCGTCGATGTTGCCTATGGCGAGCATCGAGGCAAGCGTAAGGCCTGTTCCGCCGGCACAGGCCAGGGAGTGGTCGACGAGTGCGCCCAACAGGAGGGCGAGGCCGAATACGGCAAATACGATGGAGAAAAGGCGGCGCGCTTGGCGGTTGGCATAACGGTTGCCTTTGGCCGTGACGCGATGCCCGGCTTGTATGTTGTTACGTTTCATTTTGGTTTGTTTTTTTGGGGGAGCCACCGTGGCGGCTTCCCCTGGGGTTAAACACATATTATGAAAAAGAATGGCTCAGGAGGGAAAGGCCGTTACCGCCCACCCGGCACGTTTGGTTGCAGGGCGGTGTTGATGGTGCGCTTGCCGCCTACACAGCGTTCCAATTCGCGGAAGTTGCCGTCCTTGTCCAAAATTACCATTAGGTAGTCGCCCACGGCCGTGGCTGTGAATGCAGCGGTAATCTTTGCGAACTTGCCGCTCTTCTCCACCTTGGGCAGATGTGTGGCGATGCCCGCCTCGATGCAGTAGGCCACACCGGCCTTGGCGTTGGCAATGTCGGTGTAGGTGTCTTTGGTGGTGGTTTCGCCCGTTACGTGCCAGAAACCCTGCGCACCGTCCACCTTGTCGACGATGGTGGCGGCGAAGAGGTTGATGAAAATCTGCTGCCACTCGTAGTGGTTGTCGTCCATCTCTTTCCTGGTGCCGAAGCGGCGACCAGTGAAGGTGGCCGAACAGCCCTCTTTCCATGTAGACCAGGCGCGCACCTGTTCCATCTGCTCTTGCATCTTTACGGAGAGCATCTCGCCAGGAACGTATTCCAGGAAGAGGATGTTGCCCGGTTCGTGCAGCATCATGAAAGGCAGCTGACCCAGGTAGGGCAACCAGATGATGCGCACGTTGGTGTCGGGAACTACATTAAGTGCGCCCATTGGGCCTGCGAAGTCGGTATCCTTGCCGTAGGTGCTGCGCACGTTCTTAATCCACCATCCCTGATGGGCGAGGTTAAGGTACAGGCAATGACGGCCGAGGTCCATGTCTTCGGTTACGCTGGCATGCACGTCGGCAACGAATTCCTGCACGGCGGTAAGCATGGTGGCCTGCGTGTAGGTGCGGTAGGCAGCGTCGGCATGCGGTTTGATGTCGTATTGGTGAACGTAGCGCAGCAGGGTGTAGAGCAGCCCCGTGCCTGCATTAAGGTACGAGCCGGCCGTGCCTTGCTCGGGCTTCACGTAGATGCCGCGCATACGCCGCTTGCTCTGTTCGGTTTGCGCGCCAAGCAGGGTGTTGAGCAGCTGGTACTCAATCATGGTCCACTTGATGGGGTCGGAACCTTCTTTATTGAGATAGGCGATGTATTTGCGCTCGAGTTCCTTCATCGGTCCCCACTCAATCTTTATCATGGCGTCATCCACATACCCCATTTGGTTCTCAATCTTCATGCCACCCTTGAAAATTTCACCTGCCTGGTAGGCCTGCGACACCTCGTCGAAGAAGGCGTTGAAGATGAGGGCGCGGTCTTGTATGCCGTATTGCACGGGGAAGTGCTGGGTGAGGTCGCGTTTCTCGAGCACTCGGGCGATGATGGCATCTTGGCGCAGCAGCACAAATTGGTCGCCCAGTCCTGCACCGTCAACGCCGCCGTAGTTGGTGGCGTACTTGCCGGTGGCCAGCGCAGGCGCATCGAGCATCTTGTTCTCTTGCAAGTATTGGTAGCGTTCTTTGAGGGACTTGGCGTAGGCGCAAGCAGCCTTGTGGAAGGCTACGCCGTCCACTTGTTCGTCCACCTCGGGCAGTGCGCTGGCCGCACGGGGGTTGGCGGCAATCTTGTTCCACCGATTCTTCATGGAGAACATGGGATGCTGCACACCGAAGAGGTATTCGGGTGTGTTGCCGAATCCGTTGATGGCGAGGGGCGAGAGGGTGACGGTTTGTTCGGGCTTGTCGGGCGTGGGCTTGCCGGCCAAGGCCTTGAAGTCTTCGCGTATGCCGTTAAGGCTTTCGAGGATGGAAGCCAAGGAGGCATCCTGCTTTTCGGTCTGTTCAGGCGTAGCCGCGGGGTTGATGGTGTTGAGCACCTGCTGGATGCTGTTGAGCATGGCCTGCATCTCGGCCTGCTGCTCTTCGTTGAGCTTGGATTGCTGCTCGGCATCGAGGTCGTCCTTAAGCGTGGTTTGGTACTTTTTCTGATATTCGGCCACAACGGCTTGGAACTCTTCTTGCGTGAGGGCCGTTCCTGCTTCCACCTTTTGCTTGAGGTGCAACAGCTCGAAGACGGCCATTAGTTTTTCCTTGAAGTTCATATTATGAGTTTTTAAGTTGATGAGTTTTTTGTTAAGTGGTAAGGAGTAAAGTAGTAAGGGAGTAAAGTAGTTAAGCCGTGTGCCTTGCGGTGGCTAAGCTTACTTCCTTACTACTTGCTACCTACAACATTGTATATGGCGCGTTTGGTGTTTTCGTTGTCGGCGTATTCAGCTCCCAGCAGAACGGCTTCGGCAAGTGCTTGGGTGAAGGTGCGCGTACCATCGCAAAGGCCGATGGTCTGGGCTTCGGGGGTTAGCAGGGTTTCGCCGCGCAGAACTGGTGCATCTTCTGCCAGTTCTCCAAGGGCTGGGCGCATGGCGCGCACGCAGGCCAGGAACTGCTCGTTGAGGGGATTGAGAAACGTGCCGACGTATTGCCCGGGTTTGCCGTGGCGCAGGTCGTCGAAGGTCTTGTTCTTCAAATCCGACTTGTCGGCCTTGGCTTCGACGAGCTTGATGCCCAGCTGCTCGAAGTAAGGCTGGAAATCGTAAAAGCTGCACATGGTTCCGATGCATCCCACGTAGTCGTTGGCGGTGAGTGCATACACGCGGCTGCCGTGGCAGGCAATGTGGTAGCCTGCCGAGCAGCAAAGGTGTTCGTAAAGGGTGATGATGGGTTTGGTGCAGGCGCGCAGGGTTTCGTCGAGCCGGTCGAGAAACCATGCGTCGCCTCCAGGTGAGTTCACATGCAGGAAGTGGCAGGTGATTTGGGGATTGGCTTCGGCCGCCATCAGGTCGGCCGCCAGCTGTTTTGAAGAAAAGAACCAATAAGCGTCGGCCATCACCGTTCCCCACACGCGATGGTATGCGATGGAGTTCTCAGGAATATCCTCATTGGCATACTCATCGGTGAGGGTAACGGCTGGCTGAGAGTTATCCTGTCTTATTGCCTCTAGCTGTTTCTTTAAAGCCTCGTGTGTCTCCAATTGATACCAGGTGTGTGTGGCGAGGTATTGCAGTTGGGCGGACGAGAGCGGGCCGAGGGCGTTGCGCGTGTCGGGGATGTTGGCCTTTCCCGAAAGGGGGAAAGCGGCCAACATGGCTTGGCGGAAGCCGTCGGTGGTGATGTGGAGCGGTTTGCCCGAAAGGAGTAGCTGTTGCAGTTCGTTCATGAAACGTGTTGTTTATTGCAAAGCTACTCCTATTATATATATGGTTCAAAAGACTAGCCGAAAGGGTTAACAGGCATCTTGGCCGTGATTATCAGGTGTGCGCGGTTAAGGTGACATGAGATGCGCACACGTGCGGGGAATGTTGCCGTGCCAATCTGCACGGGCTGGCCTTTGGCCACATGCAGCGTGACGACGGCCAAGCGTGCTATGGCGAACACTCGGGCTATCTCTTGTGGCGGCATGTCTACAACGAAAGTTTTGTCGCACAGCCAAAGCGGGCCGTTATCGTCTTCAGTGGCGGTGGGAACGAACTCGAAATGGTCGGCATAGAAGGCATATTTCTTGCCGGAGGTGTTGTCTGTGGGCTCTACTGTGATGAGGGATGTAAACTCTTTCATGGATGTTTGGGTGTTTTAAAGGACAAATGTGGGTATTCGGTATGTATTAATGTTTGTTAAATGCGTATTCTTTTATACTCTCGCGTGCGTTTTGGGCGGATGCGTGCGCGGTAACGGTAGTAATTCTTGAGCAGCGCGTCGGGTGATACAGACTTGAGTTGGTAGGTCCGCATGAAATCGTACACCACGTCGATGTTGCGTCGCTTATGGCCGAACTCCTCGTTTTCGAGCAGCACGCGGTGCAGCTCAAAGTTGAATTGGAGGCGTATGCATTCTTCTACCGCTTTCACCCCCGCCTGCGAGATGTAGTTGTAATAGGCGGGGTCTTTCCACGGCCCTTCCGTAGCCCCACTCCTTCGGCAAGGCAATGCGATACGGAGGTTTCCACCTTCGGTGGGGCGGGCCCGCCCGTTGGGCTTCGACATGTGGTGCCAAAGACAGAAGTAGAGGTCGTTGTTAGAGGGTACCTCGATTTTTCCATCACTTTCGTTTTTCTTGAATTTGGCCGAAATGTACTCTGCCAGATACCCCTCGATTTTGATATTAATTTCTTTTAAAAGTAGTCGTTTCTTATTCTCCATGGGTCTATTTGATGATTTAGTGTTCCTACAGTCCTACAATCCTACAAATTAGGAGTTGTATTTTACAAAGATACTAATAATCAATGATATACGCAAATTATTACACTTAAAATTCGACCTACAAAGGGGCAAAAACACGTCCTACACGACCTACAAATGCTCGACTTGTAGGTTTCACACTTTCTGCTGTCAAATTTTATTCAAAAGTGCCATTTCCTACAATTTCCTACAACGACCTACAAACCTACAAACTCATCAAACGAACAAAAAACAACATAACATATTGATATATTGACATATACAAATAAGATCAATAATGTAAGAAAAGCGAATTGTAGGTTTGTAGGATTGTAGGTCGCATGTTTTTGAAAAAATCTCCTCGAAAGGGATGTTTTTCTTTGCTTTTGACAAATTTGGGGGTTCGGGGGTTTTTGTCGAGGTAAAAGGGAGAAAACGGGAAAAACGGCACGATATTTGTCTTCGAGGCGAGAGGGCTCGGTATTTTCGTACCTTTGTATGTATATTGGGGAGGTGTATTCTCTTTTCGGATTATGATAAATAGACGGTTGTATTATGATATGCTTACCCAACGTTAGAGATATGCTTACCCAACGTCAGAGATATGCTTACCTAATGCTATAAAAACGAAAAAGGGGATAGCTCCGTTTGAAAACTATCCCCTGCTGTGATGGTTACGGTTAGAATGGTTTGTCGCTGTCGTCTTCCTGTTCGGTGGCTGGCGCAGATTCGGCGGCCGTAGGGTCGCGGCGGAAGTCCATGTTGTACATCATCTTGAAAAGGTCGTAGTTGACGATGATGGCACTGGTCATCTTCGATTTGGGCTTGCGCAGCTTCACCATGGTCTCTTCGGCATCGTTGCGCGCCACCTCGATGGTTTCTTTCCACTCGAAGCGGTGTGAAGACACCGTGCCGATGTAAGAGGGATGCGAACGAAGGTTCTGCTCGATGGTGGAGAGGGTGGTGTTTTCGGTGTTCATGCCCGCCTTCTCGTAATAGCTGAATATGGCCGACAGGCGGATGAACATCACCTGCGTGTCGGGTTCAAAGGTAAACGTCTTCTTGTTGCCCTGTGCATCCGTGCCGGTGACTTTCGTCGGCTGCTCGATGCGGAAGTCGCGCCCTTCGACAACGGCCTTGGTGTCTATCATCACGTCCATAGCGTTGAAGAAGATGGCCAGCTTGTCTGTGCTGCGAATAAGCGACAATTGGAACTCGATCTTATCTTGGGCAATTTTGAAGAATTCTTCGTAGGTGAACGGCAGCATCAAGTCGGTGTGTCGCTCAATCAGCTTGAGCATGCCAAGGAACAGGCTAACGGTCTTCATCAGTCTGTCGCGCTCACCCGAGTTTACGACATCCTGTTTCAACTCCTCATAGGCCTCTTGTTTCAATTGGCGGAAGTGGTCCATCACCTGCGGCCGCAAGGCCAGTATGTCGAGCAGCACGTTGGAGAGTCCCACCTTGTTGGGGTCTTCGATGCGTTTGAGTTCTTCAAACAAGCGTGTTTCCTCGGGAGTGCGGTTCTTCGGCTTTGGTACTTCACAGATGATGACGCGACTCATCAGGGCATTGTCGTCGCGTTGTGGCGTTTCTTGGCCACAGATTACCACTGGGGCATACACCTTATCGTTTTCAATTTCCCTACCCGATACTCCACGGCGTTTCTGTTTGCCGTCGCCATCGTACACGATGCCTTTCAGTGCCTGGAACTTCACATTGGAGATGTCCTTGTTGTTGTACTCGTCCAATACCACCGGCACGTCCCGAAACGTTCCCATGATGGTAGACATTGCGGCATCCGTACCTGTGTTCAGGTTGAATATGGGCACAGTGGGCGAGATGAACAGCGAACGAATGGATATGCCTATCTGTGTCTTACCTGATGACATCGGGCCCATGAAGAAGGGAGCGGTGAAAAGCCTGTCGATGCAATGGATATTGCTACGGAAGGCGCACATGATGGCGTAGAGCGTGGCCCATTTGCCGTTGTCGTTTATCTTGTAGACACGGTTCATCAGGTCGGCCCACTTCTCGAACGACACCTTTTTCTCTTCGGGAACTTCCTTGTAAACCAGCTGTGAAATGAGTTCGTACTTGTCCGATTGGCGGCCACTGCCGGCGTAGATGGTGGAGAATGCGGGGAGGTAATAGTTCTTCTTATTGTGCGCCACAACGCCCAGTTCGTCTATTGGGCTGAACGTGGGCTTGTCGTCCACGGTATGGAAGATTCCATTTGCGAATGCGAAGAACATGCTGTCCGTCTTACGGCTAGTGCCTTCTTCCTGCTGGTTGCCGTAGACTTGCACTTCCGAACACATCACGAAGTGCCGGCTCATGTATTCGCGTATCTTCGTCCAATGCTGCTCTTCGCCGTTGGTGAAGTTCACGGCCTCGAGGTTGATGAGAACCTCTTCGATGGAAGATTTCTTAAGCAGCGATTTCGATGTTACCTCTATGTATAACGGAGTGGGGTAATACCTGCGGTTGATGCGCAACACGCGCTTGTTTTGCTCATAGTCGTCGCTGTAGATGTGCAGCAGGGGCGTCATGAAAAAGTCGCCCACTTGTGTGAAGCCGCTGCCGTTCTTGTTTTGGAACATGTAGCAGACCGGCTCGCCCTTCTTGTTGAGTCTCGGGAAATACTTGCATTCGCGGAACATGCTTGAATATTCCTCGCTGTCTTCCACATATTTTGGAAGGTTGTCGGGGTCGAAATCGTCCGTACCGAGGCTGTCGCCCTGCATGTTGATGGCAATGGTGGCCTTTCGTTTGGCGGCGAACGGCTTCCTTATCTCGTCAAACTGCCCTTTCGTGATGCCTAACTGCAGGCAATAGGTGTTCTTGTTGATGGTAACTACGGATTCTTCGGCATAACTGGTAAGCTCGATGCAACGGGCGATGACCGGCACCTTGTCGCCGAGGTATCCGTCTAAGAATGAACTGTGGAGCTTAATGTAGGCGTTGATGAAGGGCTCGTTGAACTCGCCCCTCTCTATTGAAAGGTTGGTTACGCCACCGCAATATATCTCGCGAAGCGCACGAAGGTAATGGCTCTCTTCACCATTGGCATTGATGGCACACCCCTCTATGTTGGCCACGTAATAGCCGTATGCCTTGCGCAGTTCTTGAATATCGGTGGACGCGGGAACACCCGACACGTAGACAATCGGCTCTTCACCGTAGCTGTCCAAAAAGTCTTGGAAGATGGAAGTGAGCAGCGCGGGCTTATCCTTTTCCACATTCTCTTTGAGCATGTCCAGTCCGAATAGCCCAGGCTGCATCACCGCTTTTTCGGCCACATCTGCAATGTTACGCCGCATGTCGCGCACCTTGCGGTCTATCAGGTCGAGTTTCGTGTCAAAATCTTTGGCCAGCTCTTTCATATACCCCATTCTCAAGGTGGCATCCTGCACGGCGGCCACTAACGAGGCGATAGAGTTCAGCCGATTGTTTATCACATCGGGGTCTTGCTCGCCCTTTGGAATGAGCAGTTTCCTGAAGAGCTTGGGAAAGGTCTCGGTCTTGTCTTTCAACAGTCTTTCGGTTTGTTCCTCGTTCGCTCGCGCGAAGTCGTCGGGGTCCTTGCCTTTGGGTAAACGCACACCCTTTACGTTGACTCCAGCCTTAAGCAGCAGCTCGCAGTTCTTGAGCGCAGCCTTGATGCCTGCAGGGTCGGCGTCGTATATCATCACCACCTGCTGGGTGAAGCGCGTTATCAGCCTCACTTGCTCGTCAGTGAATGCAGTTCCGCTGCCTGCGATGACGTTCTCAATACCCACGGCATGGAGCGAAAGCACGTCGAACTGCCCCTCGACAAGGTAGGCGAAACCCTTCTTGCCAATGGCCTTACGTGCCTGATAGAGCCCAAACAGGTGTTTACCCTTTGTGAACAAAGCCGTCTCGCCCGTGTTTATGTATTTGCCCGTATTCTCGCGCGGTGTTACCATCCTACCTGAAAAGCCCACTATGTGGCCCTGCAGATCATAGAATGGGAAAACCAAACGGTCATTGAAGAAATCGTACTCGTAACCTTCGGCCGATGTGGCGATGATGCCCACGTCTTTCAGACGAGCAGATGAATAACCTTCCGAGGTTAGTTGTTTCATGGCCACATTCCCCTTCGGGGCATAACCAACGCCATAATCTGCAATCGCTTTATCTGTGGGCTTGTAGCCTCGTTTCGAGAGAAAGTCGGACGCTTGCGACAGGTGTTCGCGGTAGAACTTGGCCGCTGCCTCCATGACAATGAAGTTCGCCTCACGAAGGCGGTAGCGTTGCTCTTCTTCCGCAGTCATTTCTTTCTCGGGAAAATCGATGTTCGCAAGCTTTGCACACCAGCGTAGTGCCTCGGGAAAAGTAAGGTTAAGGTGTTGTTTCACGAACTCAATAACGTCGCCACCAGCTCCGCACACAAAGCAGTGGTATGTCTGTTTTGCAGGGCTGACCACCATAGAGGGGTGACTATCGTTATGGAAAGGGCAGATGCCCTTATAATTGATGCCGGCCTTTTGAAGGTTCGTAAACGACTCAACCACATTCACAATGTTCAACGCCGACTTTACCTTGTCTATAAATAGTTTGTCTATCATGGATTCTCCTCCTCAAACAGATTGAGCTGGCGCGTTTCAAAGGCTTCTGTAAAAGGCATGCCTAAGTAATTAGCAACAGCATGGTATTCTTTAGGGGTAATGGGTTTATGTCCAAAGTAGAGCATCCAGAACCGTTTTTGCCCAATGCCTGTCTCCTTATAGAAGGTCTTGCTCGGGTGGAAATCCTCTGGATGCTTGAAAGTTTTTTTTAGTAGTTCCTGTAATATGTTTCGTTTCACGGTACGGCCAACAGACATTCTCCTGCGAATGGTAAACTGTCGCACAGCCATGGGCGTGCGACCAAGTTTTTGTGCCATGTCCTCAAATGTCTCCTTTCCAAAGTTTGTTTGGACATAGGCAATTTCTTCAGAAGTCCATCTTTTTTTGTTTTCATCCTTTATCCGTTTTATCTGTTGGTCAAAGCTTCGTATGCGACTGGCATCATAGATGCCAATGTTCCCCATGTTTGCTTGGACGTAGGCGCAAAGAGCCTCGTGTATAAGAATCAGTTCCCTTTCTCGCAGATCATTTATGGAGTACTTTCCGCGGGTGTCTCTATCTATATACATCACTCAAAACTTAGATCGAACGCAGTGTCTCGCGTAACGGGGCAACCTTCGTTAATGTTAAGCCTTCCGTCCTCATCGAACGTCAAGTATTCTTTGGGTGCATTGTCTCGGGAGGCAGAATACCCCCGCCCATAACTGTCCCACATCAGTATCATCATGTCAGTATGGGCAATCACCTTCCGCACCGAGTTCTTGTTTATTATCACCTCGTCGATACTGATTTTGCTATTAAGGCCGACAATGGCCTCTTCAAAGTCTTTCACTTTCATCTTTATGGTATTTTAATTTGCAGTATTCAATTATTTTATATTGCACATAAGTGTTCTTCCTCGTGCAGTATAATCCGTTTATACAATGGCGGACATGGCTGCACGTTTGGCATTCTCTTGGTGGTAAAGTCTTCATTCGCACTAGCTAGAATACATCTCCGCAGATACTGGCAAGTAAATCGAGTTCCAGGATCGAAAACCTCCCACGTGCTAATTTTACATACCACGATGGATAACTTAACAATGTCTTTTCTAAGAAAGCTTCCCTTATCTCTTTTTTTTTCTCCTTATCCTGACTTTTGTAGTACAGAATAAATTTGTTAATTTTTTCTTCCATTTTTTGAATATATTACTTTTGTTATTAACTTTATACTGCAAAGGTAAGATAATCTTGACTTATAAACAAGTTTTTCTTGACTTATTTAAAATAAAAAGTTAACTATGGTACACATTGGCTTGAAAATCAAATATTTGATGGATAAAGAAAATATTGACGCCGTGAGACTGGGAAAAAAATTAGGCAAAACGAAGCAAGCCGTTTACGACATGCTAGTAAAAGAAGATCTTAACACCAGCATTCTTCGCAAGCTATCAAACATTTTCAACGTTCCCATGGCATATTTTGTCACAGAAAACTTGTCTCCGAATGACTACAAGAGCCGTGATTTAATGCAATTGTGCAAGTCCCTTGTCGAGAATTACCAGCAACGAGACGAGGTTATGGCGCAGCTGGTGTCAATGGTTGGGAGCATTGCCCCTGAGCCACAAGAAGAAAACGAAGAGGGCGAAAACGAAAATCAAGAATAGCATGAAAAAGATGAGAATAACTGGTAAAAGTAAGGACGGTAAAATGCTAGACCATGTAAGGGATGTGCTGCAATTTCTTGGCTTCACTGTTGAAGATGAAGGCATACCTCATTTTCCTAATGTATTTCTTGTAGGCATATACCAAGACGGACGACTGCATGTCGACCAAAAGTATGATAACGTGGACTGGCCTAAAGCAAGACAAGCCATGATCTTTGTGTATGTTGAAGCCAACAATAGCTGGACCATTAGACATATATCTGAAAACTATGAAATTCATAAACAGTACATTGGAAGGAAGAATTTTCGGATATGTATTAGCGATTGGGACAAAAGGGAACTGTTTGTCTACAAGGGTATAGATTGGTACGATAGACGCTACTTGGATTATAATAACTTCAGGAATGAAATAAAGGGTGCTTGGTCCGAATATCGAGACTTTCTAGAAGGAAAGAAAAGCACTAAATGGCGACTTCTTTCGCCATAA